GACCAGTGCGGTATTGTTTGCAAACGGCAGGATGTTCGCACGGATACGCTCCCCGGCCAGGTTGAACTCATCAAAAAATTCTGTCGCCCTGGACAGTTCCAGTTGCCCAAGCGCATGTGCCACCAGCCGGAACGCGTCCACGGCGCTTTTCTCGAACACACGGATAAGTTCATCCTCGGTCAGGTTCAGGTGGTCAACGAACCTGCGCAATTCGGCACCCCCTTCGGCTACTGTCCGGGATAATGAGGAAAAGAACCTTGCCAACGCGGTACGTGATGCCTCGGGATGGCCTCCCGTCGCGGCAATGACGGCACCGAGTGCCGCCGCCTCCGATGCGGCAACACCATAAATGGCCGTCGCCCTAGCGATTTCATTCGCGGTCTTCGCGATTTCCCGCTCGGTCGCGGCCATGTTGTTGCCGAGGCGAACAATGACGGATGCCAACACGTCAACCGTTGCTATGGCCTCGCCCGTGACATTCAGGATGCGCGCCAGGAACGTGGCACCCTCCTCGCCGACCAGGTTTGACGCACTGCCCAGCTTCAGGACAGTCTCCGTAAAGATAGCGATATTGCGCGATCCCTGCACGCCCAACTGTCCGGCAACGCGGGCCGTCTCCAGAAGTTCCTCGGTACTGCTGCCTGTCGCAATCGCCACCAGACCTAGGCGGCGGCCCAAACTTTGCAGTTCCGTGCCCACCAGGTCGGTGGTCTTGCCGACACCGATCAGTCCACGTTCAAATTCGGATGCTGCCTTGACGACGTTCAGTAATGCAAACGATGTGCCGACTACGGCCACTGTCGCCGCCGCCAGTTCCGCCGCGAACGATTCTGTGCTTTGTGCGGCTTTATCCGATGCTCTGGCCTGCGCGTTCAGTGACTTGTTATACCTGTCCGCCGCACCATTAGCTTTAGTCTGCGCCTTCGCCGCGCGCTCCTGCGCCTTTGCCGCCCTGTCGGTCGCTGCCCTTGCCCGTTCCTGCGCCTTTGCCGCGTTTTCCTGCGCGCGGTTGTATTGCTCCTGCGCCCGTTGCGCTCGCTCGGCGGCTTTGGCGTCCGTGCCCTTTGCCTTCGCGGATGCCTCCGTTGCCATGCGCAATCGTTCCTGCGCTTTCTGCGCCCGGTCAACACTGGCCGCCGCCCGTTCCTGTGCTTTCTCGGCGCGCTGGAGGGAATTAACGTAGTTTTCATGCGCTTTTTTAGCAGTGGCCGCCGTCTTCTCAACGTCCTTTAATGCCTTGTCAACCTCGCTGATGCCCTTGTTGGCCTGCGAGTCGTCAACCGTTATGACAAGACTGATGTCGCCTTCAGGCATGGTTTATCACCCGCCTTGTGCTATGCTTGTTCGACAGGGATGATTGCATTGGCCTCTGGATTAACAGGGACAAGCTGAAACAAGCCGTTGAAAGAGAAAAACAGGGGAATTATGTAGCATAATCAGCATGGTTTTGCTATACTGTTTTTCGGGATGCAGAATCCCAACCGGCGCAAGCCGGAATTAACAGAAATCCCGGATCGCTTAAATGCGATGGGTCGGCCTTCGGGAATGGGGCTGCCGGACGTGGAGATAGCGCCGATGTAAGGCGGTCTGTGAAACGTCAAATGGGTAGTTGAATCAATCATGTCGTTATGCTGATTTTGCTACATAATTCCCTAAGTGAACCATATCAGATACAGTAGGCATATAACCCGGTTTACTTCGCCCGCCTGCCAGCCTTCGGCGCTTTGGGCGGTGTTTTCTGTTTACTATCGCGATTCATGCGCTCAACCTCCTCCGAGATATACTCCATATCAAATCGTCTGATGACCTCGGCAAACGTATCAACCGGAAACGGCGCACAGAACACGCGGTGGTACTCGGCAATTTCTGTCATCGGTATGGGGTTCGGTCTTGCCGCGCCGAACCCCAGTTGAACTATGCGACCGGAGGACAGAAACAGAAACGCGTTCATCAACCACGCCTGTAACGGCAACAGATGTGGACGTGTCCGCAACGGGGTTTCCTTGCCCTGCTTTTCCAGCTTCTCGAAGAACTTGATTTTGTTGGGGTCGCCATACTGCCTGTGCCAGTCCAGCGCCTTGCTTACTCCCCCAGGCTTTTCTGTACCTCGCCCTCAAAGAAGTTCTTTTTCTCATCGGCATAGTCCCGGAGGAACATGCGCAAGTCCTGGTCGGCCATGAGCATCTTGTAGGCCAGTTCCTTGCTGAATGTGGGAATGTCCTGCCCCCTGGCGTTCTTGCCCTTCCAGTCAACCAGTATGTGGTTGGCAATCAGACGGGAGAAACGCGGAGCAAAACTCTTTTCCAGTTCGCCCAGGTCGGCGCCATTGTCGCGCTGTTTCTGAAACTCATCGCTCACGCGCAGCAGTTTTGATTTGTATTCCGCGTCAGTGGTGCGCCGCACCTTGAACTGCATGGAGTAATATTTTACCCAGACACCTTCGGCAACGGCCTCAGTGTCAAGCGGAGTGATAAGTAGGGCGGCTTCGTCAGAAGTGCCCATTATGGGAGTTGGATTGCTCATTTTTGAGTCTCCTATGTTGCGCGGCATGGCCGCAGAGGCTGTTGCCTCGTTAAATAGCGAGTGCTGCCGGTACAGGCGACATTCGATTAAATCGGGCAGACCGCTCGACGCTCGTAACAAGTTGCGGGTGACATTCCAGCCGCGCTGAAAATGCCTGCCCTTTGCCACGCCTAACGGTCGCCCTAATTGGTTGACCAACCAATTCTTTATCGACCATCCCCATCGGTACCGCGCCGACCCCGGGGACAATCAGGCAATCACCCATCAGGTCCACACTGTCTAGTGCAAATGCTCGCGGGTGTTTGCGCTCACGGAACTTCGGGTATTCGCCGCGCCGCAATGCCCGCGGCCAGGCTTCTGCCAGTTCCGATAATTCGTTTTTCAATATGGAGGGGTCGTGCATGGCGACGGATTTCAACTCGCCGCGCAACATGAGATCGTCGAACTCGGCGTGCAGTGCATCCTCGGACACATCCGGTGGCGGGTATTCATTGCCGGTAACAATTTTAGATAGGCGGCTATACTCCTGCCTATCACGAATACGCCTCAAAAATATATTCCATACATAGCGAGCAGCACCAGATAACTTGTTCAGCGCGGTCTGTTGAGCGATATCCTCTGGAAGCAGCCGGACTGTCACGGTGCGGGCGATCATGATCGGCGGTATACAGTCAGCGCGATATTGATGCGACTGTTGCCGCCTTGTCCGGCGGTGATATGCATGACAACGATAAGTTCTGCCGGTGAGACGTGATGCGCGTCTCTGCCAGTCGTATGATGTGCGGTCGTGTGGTGTTGCCGCACTTCCGAACGACCAATGACATCCAGTCCGGGAGTTGCCATGCCCCAATCAAGTTCGACTTCTTCAGACGGATCAAAGATTATTACGCCATCATCAAATGTCACCCTGTACAATTCCAGGATATATCTGTCGCCCTGGGTTGGTGACGGCCCGTCTGGTCCCTCGGCCCATGTGATGGTTGCGGCCGTGGATGTTTCATCAACCAGGCCGGTTGTCTCGATAGTAAGGGTTGCCCCGTCATCGGCAACAGCAGACACCACCTTTTCACCGTTATTACCAGCATTGGTGAAACCGGAAAGCGTTACCGTGTCACCTTTTGCCAGTCCCTGAAAGTAATCATTATCACCGACGACACTGATAACACCGGTACTCGCGACAATCTGGAACGAGGTCGGCTTGGCCGGATTGCTGTTATGAAATATCCATGAGAATACTTTTTTCTCACCATATTCCAAAACCAATTTGGCACCGCCTACGTCTAGGGTATAGTCCGCCATCGGTAGTACCTCACTTACACGTAGGACACCAGCATCGTGTACCCGGCTGTCGCATCTCTCAATGCTTCCCAATCCATTTCCACAAAAAGAAACTGGTCCTGCCCGCCCCTTGGCAGCGACAACGATGTGATCTTGCAGGACGGCAGGTAGATGTAGCAGTCCTCCGACTCGCCTTCCAGCTTGACCGTGATCGGAAATGCATCCTCATCGTCGAACTGATCGAAGGCTTCCTTGTCCTCAAAGTAAATCGACAGGCTGCCGGTCACGTTCAGGGTAAATGCCGCCTGACCGACCGCATCGAACGTGCCAAGCGCCCGTGCCAGGTTGACCTGATTATCCAGCGACAGACTGAAACTGTATGGATTGCCGCTACCCAGTTCCGGGGCCGACACGTCAATGGTCTCGCCCGTGGACAGCAGGTTTTCCGTTGGCGCAGCCACCAATGACTGGCTGGTTATTGCGGTGTCGGTCAACTCGTCTGACCTGCCCACAACACCCATCGTCGCCTCGACCAGCGCATTCGGATCGAGGCTGAAGCTGAACGTATTCAGCACACAGCCCCGGAAGAAGTGGTATAACTTGCTGGGAAAGTTGTACTGCTTCATGAACGTGTACGCGTGCAACACCGGACTGACAGCACCGTTGATATGGTTGTTGAAGGCAAACACGGGTGTTCCTGCGGCACTAATGTCCGCACTTCCTACCGCGTCCACGATGTCAATGGTGTCATTCGTCGCATTGATGGACTTGACCGTATGCACCGTGTTCAGGCCGGCAGTCGTATGCCCGCTGATCTTGAACTTCATGCCCGGTTTCAACTTGTCCATGATGGACGTGATGATGCTGGCCGATGCCCCGGCCAGCGTGAGCCGCTTGGTCGCATGTGCGTATGCGACTGTCAGACTGCTCTGGTCTGCCGGCGAATTCGCCACGTCTGCCGCATCCGTCAGCATCATGTTCTGCAGATAGTCCTTATGGTTGTCCACGTCCAACTGCATACTGATGTCGCCGCCGACTTCGTTCAGCGTGACCACCAGATCATCTTTCTGCCGGTCGGCGCGAATGGTGTTGGATGTCTCCGTTGTCTTCGTGCCTTGCAGCGAGTCGGAGGTGGAGTTAATTTCCTTAAACGCAGGTGATCCCGGCGTGGTGCCGAGGGTGGTTTCTTTTATCGCAGATAGTGACGAACCTGCTGTTGCTAAAGCTGCCATGATATTATCCTCCGGCTATATACCTAAATAACGCGTGATTCAATCGTGTACCCGGCCGTGGCATCGCGCAGAGCCTCAAAACCGGCAGTCACAAACAAAAATTGGTCCTGCCCGGGGCGCGGATTATCCAGACTGGTGACTTTGCACTTGGGCAGATGCAGTTCCCAATAGGATGTGCCGCCCTGGAACTTCAAAGTCAATGGAAAGCTGCTCTCCTGCGCGAACAGGTCAAAGGCGGACTTGTCCTCAAAGTAAAACTCAATATCACCCGTGACGGACAGACCAAATGCCGCTTCGTCAAACACATCCAGGCTGCCGACTGCCCGCGCTTGCGTCACCTGGTTATCGACCGTCAGGCTGCACGAATTGACGTGGCCGTTCGACAGCGTGGTGGCCGTAATGTCAACATCGTCGCCCGATGCAATCAGACTCTCCGTTGGGGCGACCTTCAGGGTTTGGCCGCTCACCGCCCCTGCGGTCAGTTCGTCCGTTCTGCCGACAAACCCGACAGTGCAATCCAACAGTGATGTGGTCGATACGGATATGCTCAGCGTATTCGGCACCATGCCCCGGAAGTAGTGGTAGAGCGGGTCGTCCAGTGTAGTATCCAGGTCGGTCATATCAGCATCGCCGCCGTGTGCGTACTTCTTCATGAACGTGTAGCTAAACAGATTAGGCGCGTCCTGGCCGTTGCGGTAATACTTGTACAGGATTTGTGCAGTTGCGGTCACGTTCCGCGCCACATCTTCCACAACCGTGATTTGGCGGTTGTTGGTGTTTACGGACGCAATCGTATAGATGCCGTTCAGGTCTGCATTGGCACCGGTGTAACCCGTGACCCTGACCTTATCACCCACCTTCGGCTGGTCCCTGAAATAATTCGTATCACCGTTAGTGGTAAATGTTTTTGCGGCCGCGACGGCCTGGATGGTTGTCAGAGTTCCGCGTTCCAGTCTGTCAGTGCGGACATCACTATCGTCCGTCAGCATTACATCGGTCAGAAACTCCCGGAAATTGTCGATATCCAGGTGGAAATTCAAGTCGCCGCCGACCTCGTTGCTGACGGAAACCAGGTCTGATTTCTGCCGATCTGCGCGAATAGACGTGGATGTTTCCGTCGAGACGGTGCCCTCAAAGCTATCCGATATGGAGTTGATAGCCTTGAATTTCGGATTGTCGGGCGTGGTGCCGAGGGTGCTTTCTCGTACCCAGGCTAATTCTGATTGTGACGTAGCGAGTATAGCCATTATTCAAATCCTCAATTCAGTGATGTAAATTGGACGCGATGATTGGTGTGGTGCCAGGCACCGTCCCCGCTGTCCACGAAGGTCGGCACGGCTGCCCAAGTCTGCACCCGCCCGTCCACGTCGTCGTCTTTCAGGACTTTGTACTGGAACAGGTTGTCCAGGTCTTCACGGATGTCAGCACCTGGGCCGTCACCTTGTCCCAGTGGCGTAAACACACCGATGACATACGCACCTTCAAAAATAATCGGCGCATTCGGGCCAACCCCATTCACGTACCGGTCATAGATGCGGAGGTTCGCCCGGATCCACGGCCCATCGTCAGAGGCCTCCGGCCTCGGCAAGTCGTCCCAGGCGACCGGCAGGGCGCGCAGGTGTTCGTAGTCGCTGTCGGATTGCGTCGCGTCTTTCAAACGCGTGGCAAACAGTGCCCGGATTGCGTTTTCAGACATTGGCATGGCTATACGTCCTGCACGGTGGATGCACCGTCAGCAAAGTTCTGCGTAACGCGCCCGCTTATGCCTTTGGCATTAGCGATGCGAATGCCGCGCTTCACGGCAGTCTGGACAAAATCTTTCGGTGCCTGATCGGACGATCCGTCGTTAAGCCGATTGATGTACGGGACATTGTTGGAGATATAACCGGTCCCTTTCTGCCCGGAAATGTCGGGGGCATCCGGCGCGGGAATTTGCTTCTTGCCCTTGCCGTATTCGTTCTTATTGACTTCGGGATGCACAGACGGATCGGGGGTTCCCCGCGTCATGCGCCAGGACGCACGGGCGCGGCCCGTATCAACTGGCGTGGTTTGAATGAGTTGCCCAAAGACGGCATTCATCGCTACGTTCATCTTGCGGTCCAGTGCAT